GTCTTAGTGATGGGTTAGCTGTATCATTAGAAGATACTGGAATGATTGTACCAGGTTGAAGAACTACGTTATAAGGGTTAAACGCGTTATCATCAACTGCTGTGAATATTGGCATAGAGTTCATACCATCGGCACGTATTGCATTCTCTGCTAGTTTGTTGAGCATCTTAATATCTTCAAGTATGCGCAGCGCTCTACCAAAACCTAGAACCTCTCCAGGTCTTACACTCTCTCTAAAGATAATAAATGGTGAGGTCTCCATCTTCTCTTCATACATGATTGCTTTACAAGACTCTTCCAGAACGTACATATCATACTTAGATGTTTTCTCATCAAATACTACACCTTCGTAGACTTTGATTTCCATATCTGGTTTGAGCTTTGCCTTCTCTGCTACTGGTCCAGGTATCTTTGCATCCGGCCAGATAGATGTAATTTCTTCAACCTTCACTTTGAACTCACGCCATACTGTATCAACTGAACCACGTGAAGAGTTCTCTGGGATGATTTCGGCTAGAGGGATTGAACGATGATTAAGTAATGATGGTTCACCTTCTCTCTTATTCTCTTCTACGATGATACCACCAGTTGAAATACCTAAGTCCAGGAACGCTTCATGTTCTGCTGTGTAGAAGTTTGAATGATGGATATGTGAGAATGTAATATCGGATACTCTATCAAGTTTCTTTTGTATTCCATCTGCTTTTTCTGGTGGAACATCTGTACCTGGTTGGAACTTTAGCCACTCTTCCCATGCAGGAGTAAGAAGGTTTTGAAGTTTTGTTGCGTACTTCTCTATTGCATTAGATGCTGTTGAGTCGAACTTCACGCCACGTTGAGTAACGCCTTCTTTATTTGCCATTGTATCTCTAAGAGGTAGAACATATTTGTATGCTTCTCTAAGCTCACCTTCACGCTTCAGTTTCTTCTCTTTAGCCTTCTGTATGCGTTTTAGTAAATCTGCTGCTTTAGCCATGTTTATTGCCTTATAGTAATGATGATTTAGTTTCTACCGGTTTATCTTTCTTTGGCGCTTCTTTTTTAGCTTTGGCCTTTGGAGCCTCTTCTACTTTTTTACAGTCGCATTCAAAGTCTTGTGGTTGAAAATCTTTACCAGGATTAAACTGTTTAGTCCATCCACACGTTTTACATCTACCAGTTGTGAAGTTATCTATTCTCATACTGATGTACCTAGAGTTTGTTGTTTCTTCTTAACGTCTTTATCACCAGTTTCAGAACCAGTTAGTAATGATGCACGTCCTCTACGTTTACGGCCCATTGCTTTTGTACGCGCCTCTTCTTTAGCTTCTAAGTCTGCTAACTCTTTCGCTTGTGCTTTCTGTGCTGCAACTTCTGCTGCTGAAGGTCCACGTGAACCGCCTTTGTGTGCTTCGTCTACTCTTAATCCATCAATCTCTGGTACTCTTTTAATCACTTTGTATCCCTCTCGTATTTAGTAAAGACTTTATATCTTTCCCTTTTATCGTATAACCTGCTCATTTCTGTGTTCTCACTTGCATAAGTTGATAGCATATAACTATTAGCTTCTGCAACACGTTCGCCCTGCTTGATTAACAAATAAGCACTTCTGCCTTTTCTGTAACCAGGCTTGATGTATAGGCACTCTGCGATATAATAATCATCAACGATACCGCCCATATCATCTACGTAACACATACTAAAACCGGTAACCTCACCCTTATCTTCGCTCACCATTATATCATAATTATTTCGATGCCAATACTCTACATTATCTACAAAATGCTGCATCTTATTAAACGTTCTGTGAGGGTATACTTCGATGCACATAAGTTTATACATTGCTGCAACCTCTCCAACGTCCGTTGAACGAAATTCTCTAATCGTTACCATACATCACCCATTCTTGCTTGTACTGCTCCACTAATTCTTGCTGATTGTGGTCTAACCTTTTGGAAGAAGTGCAGGGCCACACTATCACTCTTATCTGGTGAACGGCCAATCTCTTCTTTAATATCATCTTTGCTGATTAGTTGTATCTTTCCAGATGTTTGATTGTAGAAGTATGTGAGCGCCAGGAGTTCTTCTTTTAGTTCTTTATCATTTGGTAACTTACCGCCACGCTCCACAAAGGCTTTGAGGCCAAAGTACATTTCGGCTCTCTTATTCTGGTAGACTTTCTCTTCTTCTGCTCTCATAGATGCGTTACCTTCAATTAATCCACGTACTCTCATTGATGATAGCTTATCGTAAACACCTGCACCAACTCCGATTGTATCTATTGTTACACCATCAAATGGTCTTGTGCGATATTCATTATCAATCTTTGTTGCAAGTTCTGTTGTGCTGTAACCTTTGTATGCTTTGAGGTCGTATATCTTAAAGCCTCTACGTTTACTGATTACTGAACTATCGTTGCCATAACGTGCAACGTCCGCTGCTAGTGTTTCAACTCCAGTATCATCTACACCCATGAAGTCTCCATCCATTGCACTTTCAATATCAGAATATGCGAATAATGCTCTATCATCACCTTCTCTTGGAACGCCTTGATAAATGTGCATATACTCATCGTGGTCCTTCTCTCTCTCTTCTGCGATTACTTTACTCATCGTCTCTGAAAGAAAAGGGTTCTCATCATAATTGATTTTACGAACTATGCTATCGTTCAACGGTCGTTCAACAAACGTAAACACAAAATCGTTTCTATGCTGCGGATTAAATAGAATGATTATCTCTGAATGCTCTTTACGTATTGTTGGATTGATTACATCCCATTGGTCCTTAGTTAAAGCGTGAGCCTCTTCTATGTAGCAAATGTCTATGTTCTCTGTTGATTTAATCTCATCAATGTTCCTGGAGATACCCATGAACTTGAATACGCTTCCAGTCTTGTGGTGTCTTATCTCTGATAGCGTGAATTGAAACTCCTTCTCTATTCCTGCCTGGTATATAAGGTCCTTGATTAGAGTATATACAGATTGACGTATTGAGTTCTGGAGTTGTCTTAGACATAGAACATTCAAGCGCACTTCACGTGAAGCCATCATAACGTGCATAGCTGCTGATACTGATTTACCAGATGCACGACCGCCGATATAACACCTTTAAGCGAGATGGGGTCGTCCAAAAATCTTTCAACCCCTCAATACAAGTTAGCTTACTCATCTGTGTAACTCCATTCACAACCAAATGCTGTTGTTCTATTTTCTATTCTTCCTACCACTTTGCTTATACCTGCCTTTATTGAATTTATATTATTATTCCCACTAACTTGTGCGATATGTCTTGATGCCTCTGCGATTGACTTAAAGGTCTTTTCTTTGTCGCCATACACCATTTTTATAGAACGCATATTCCCTCTGCTTGTTCCATCTATTCTGCCTTTATGATTTTTAGTATTGTTCTCTTCCCATGTAGTAACTCTTATGTTGCTTAAAGAATATCCTTTATTATCATCAAGCCTATCAACTGATGGCGTATATCTCTTATCGTAGTTTGATTGTACCCAATTATGATGTAATTCTATAAAATTTGTTTCTAGTATCCAATCCACAAATTCACATTTATTATATGTTGGTCTTGGATGCCCTCTCTTCATGGACTTCTCTTTTTGATGGCTGTAAATTTTAGTTATTAAGCCTTTTACGCTTCTTCTGTATTTTAAATCATCTTCTCTTTTATTCATCTTTATCTCCTATCTTTTTATATAATGCACCTAATCCACTCTCTATCTGTGGTTTATCTTCTGGGTCTACATCTGGAACGTATGTCTCCGTTACGCCATAAAGCTGCTTACGGTTGGTCTCTGTTATCTTACTTGCAGCCATTATATTTGGTAGATGGTCCAACGCTGTTACAGCTATGTCTGGGTTTTCTATCTCTTTGATGATTTCATTATGCGCTCTATTGACTAATAGCTGATTATTGATTACTGCGGAGTTGAATAGATTGAGGTGTGTAGATAACGAAATAAACGTCTCATCGTATATTTCTCGTTCTTTTCTCGTTAATTCGTTTTTCCTCGTTTTTATTTCATTCCCCTTTATAGTATTAGCTATCTCATCATGAGCCAATTCAGTCAATTCGTTTTTTATAGCTCCTGCATTCTTAACTGTTGTTCTTACAGCGCTCTCACTACATCCTACTATCTGGCCTATCTTGATGTTAGATAAATTGCCTTGTTTGAATAGTGCTACTATCTCTTCTTTCTGTGATTGATTTAATGCCATTATTCACCTGCCTTTGCTGTTGCGAATGTATACCCTGCGAAACATAGAAATGCTACTGGTATGATAAATACATAATAAAATGCTGTTGCTACCACTTACTTGCCTTTCTCTAAGAAGCTAACCTCTTGCCTTAATATCTTGTTTTCTCTTTTGAGTGATGCGATTGTTGCAGCATCTTCTCTTTGTCTACGTTTAATCTCGCTCCAGAATTGAGCTTCCAGGTCGTTTATCATAGTTACTTTGACTTCACCATCATCATTTAGTTCAATCTTCATTATGTCTCCTTTCCTCTCTCTGTTCTTTAAATACGTTACGTGTCTCCCAACGTCTCACTAGCATCATCAGAAGGATTACTATACCTATTGCTGATATAAAGCCTATAACGAATAGTATTTGGCCGATAAAGTGTGTATCTACTTCCATGCTCTTTTAACCAGGTATACTGTAACAACTATTCCTGCTACAATTAATGCTACTACTCCAAAATCAAGTAACGATGTATCTTTTGTTTGTATTGCTATTGAAGTGTCATCATGTCTCACCTCTAGCTTTAGTGATTTCTTTGGTGCCGTTGTCTGTTCTATCATCCTATCTCCTTGTTTTAACTCGTAAAAATACCTACCAGATACTTTGACGAAATAAATAGTACCAATCCCATACAATCACGCCCATAGATATTGCTATGAGAGTGAGTGAAACTAAATCAATCGGCTTCAACAAATTTGTTGCACCAATACGTTGCCTCTTCAGTTGGCTGCCCTAATGCTTTATTGTGGTCGTTTAAGCCTTTAATCATTCCGCAGATAAATGTCTTTCCGTGCTTCTCCACTTTGTACTTCTCGCACGTGATACAAGCATCATCAGAAGGTTCTTTATCTTCAACCATGAAGTCAAAAAGTGTAGCCTCTTCATCTACTTCGTCAAGTAGTATGTTCTCTTCTAACTCTAATTCATTCTGTTCCATTTTTCAATCTCCTTTCATAAGATGAGTAAAGCCTACTTGCATACTCTAACTGGTTCTCTATTGGATACTCCATTCTAAACGCTCTTGGTGTTCCGTGCGCTGAAAAATCGTTTCCTAAGTGGTGATTATAGCATAATGGAATAACCTCATTATCGTTTCGATTATCAGATGAACTCTCTTTTACATGGTGAAGCTGTATTCCTGCTCTCGTATTGCATACCATGCAGCACGGTTGCAACTCCTTATGAAGCCAGGCCATATAATCTTTATCTTTGATTGCTTGTGGCTTTAGCTTCTTATGGTGCTTGATACTGTATGCCATTGCTACTACTTCCATCTAGTTATAAATTCTATGCACGAATGAATGCACCTCATCTATTA